AAATCATTTAATCGTGATTTGATTGTTATACCATTTGGATTATTTTCCAGTGAATGGAATGTATTGTATCCCCCTTCAATCAATCGTAATGATTGTTGCCCATCAGGGAATCTGCTTATCTCATACTTGAAAGATAAGATGTCGTTTGGATTAACCAAGTTTAATGTTTCTGCCATATTTTTATTTCTCGTTTTGTTTCTTTTTCTATATCCTTTTCCTTTATTGATAATTTCTTATCAAAAGATTTTTTACCTTTTCCCACACCAATAATCATTTTAGCTAATCCTTTTACAAAAGTTAACTCCAAAGGAATTAAACTATATCCTTTTTGAATGAATTTATTACGTATTTTAGTTATTTCTTTTTTATTTAAAAGTAAAACCTTATCTCTCTTTTCATCAGGTGAAAAGGTATTGTTTTTATTCACATATAAACCTTTAAGAATAACTGAATTAGATGTGATAATACAGAAAGCATCGGTGAAATTACATTTACCATTTCTGATAGATTTAATTTCATCCCCCTGAAGAATAATACCAGCAGTGTATTGTTCTTCAATATTGTAATCATAAAAGGCTTTCCTGTTTTTCATTCAACAAATATAAATAAAATTATTTAATTAACAAACTATTTTTCGTGAAAACAATAACTCATACTACCTTCACTAAATGGTTTATATATTTCAATCTGACTTTTAGCGAACTCTTCCTTTATTTCCTTTGTAGCGTCACTTGAAAATGGACAATCCATAGCCCAATTATGACCAAATCTACCCATTTTAGGATTACCATAATCTGAAATTATTAATAAGACTTGATTAATTTCCTTTTTCTTCTTCATACCACAAAGATATGGAAAAAATTATTTATCTGCCAATTTTTTTATCATATTTTTTATAACTTCTTGATGTTCAGATAAATCTTTGAGTTTAATTGTTCCAATTGACAATCTAAACCATCCTTTATTATGTGTAGATCCAAAATATTCAAACGGTACTAAACCAACTTTACAATCATCAATTAGAAAATCCAACATTTGTTCTAAGTCATTAAACTTATTTATATAACCCAAATAAACTGATATATAGATAGCACCATCAGGTTTTTTAAAGTCGACCTTATATCCTGTAGATTTCATATCTTGTAAAACATCACAAATACCATCACATATTTGTCCGAAAGTATTATTTCTTGCTGATAAGAATGTATCAATACCAAAGTAAGGATCATCTACATTTGTTGATAAGTATTTAGATACAGCAATTTGTTCAGGTTTGTTAGCCCAAGCTCCAATATGACTAAATATTTCACCAGCTTTTTTGATAAGATGTTCAGGTCCAAACATCCAACCCACTCTAACACCTGTAGCTGCTAATGATTTAGATATACCATCAACACACACTAAATAATCTTTAATTTCAGGTACTAATTTAATCGGGTGATGTGTTTCTATTCTTGATAGATCCGAATAAATCTGATCAAAGAAAAGATATAATGGTTTGTAAATATTTTGTGTCTCCAATCTTCTTTTATTTTCATCTACTATGATTTGACAAATATCTTTAAGAACATCAGGTTTAATTATTTTCCCTGTTGGGTTTTGTGGAGAACAAAGACATATCATTTTCGCATTTTTAACATTATCTTTAATTTGTTCCGCTGTTGGGAAAAAGTCATTTTCAGGTGAGCATTCAATCACTATTGGCATCCCATCGTGCAAAAATGTATAATGATTATTATTCCAACTCGGAACTGGAAAAATAATCTCATCACCTTTATTAATAATTGTCTTAAATATTGTATATATTAAAGGTCTAACACCAGCACCAATAAGTATTTGATTTGGTGAATAATCAATAAAATGTTTTCTTTTAAGATGTAGTGAAACACTTTCTCTAAGTGATAATTCACCAACCGGTGTTGGATAATTTGTGTTTGATATATTAAAGTTCCATTGAATGTAATCATTCAATTTTTGAGGTATAGGATACAATTGAGAATCAAAATCCCCAATTGTATAATTATAAACCTTTTCATTTTTAGCTTTGATTTTACCTGATATTTTTAATATCTCAGAGCCAATAATATTTTCTCCGTAATTTGATAATTTTTCCATATTAACCTGCAACTGGAACCTCCGTAACTAAATAATCGTTTTCAACTGGTTGTTTTAAATCACAATAGTCTTCGTAGTATTTCGTCATATTTTCAATTTCAACTTTATCCAGTAAAGAAGCATTTTGTATATTTTTTTCTTTACAATAATTAATAAATAATTCTTTAATGTGTAAAGGAATTGGAATGAACATCATTTCCATTCTACTATCCCAATCAGTCCAACAAGAAAACTTATTTGAGAAATCATATATCTCCATTAATTCGGCATCATATTTAATTCCCTCACCATCATTCTTTTCTATACACAATGCATCATCATTTTTAGTTGAGAGGGTTGATTTTTTTATTACCGAATAGTAATATGAAATATCCATATCATAATAAAAAGCAATTTTCCTATTTATTCCTTTTTCAATGAAATATGCAAGAATACCTTTATCGGTATATCTATAAAAATATTCTGATTGGGTTATACACCATTTAGTTCCCCTACCATAAACAGAAGCTGCATCATATGATAATGGTAAAAATAACATATAATTATCATCTTCATAAAGAATTTTAATTTCTTTTTTAGCCTTACCAATTGATTTTGATAAACTAGCTTCATTAATTGATTGTTTAATACTTGAAAAGTTATTATAAGAATATAAATCAGGATTTTCAATCATACCATTCGTCGCTAATTCATCAAACTTTTTCAAATTATTTAACATATACCCCATCTCATTTATTATTGTTTCTTCAAAATCACCAATCAAATTTTTTGTAAATCTAATTAAATGTTCTGTATATTTTTTCGTTTTTGAATTGTCAATATTATTAGCCAATTCGATAAAATCTATAGGTTTAATTTTATCTTTAAATTTTTCTCTTATTAAATCAATTTTAGCCATTTGTTTCTATATTATATTGTGAATTTATATTTATTTTATTGTTATTAAAATCTTTCATTAATGATTCCCCGAATTCATCAACCCATTTGTCGTAATCAACCAGTTTTTGTTGTTCTTTATAAAGGATTTTTAATTTTCCATTATCACCCAATATTGTTATTTTTTCTTCACCTTCTATTATATCAATTGGTGAGAAATTGATTAATTGTGCCATCATAGCAAAAAAATCAAACTTTGTTTTGTTTTTTAATGTTTCTCTTAAATCTGTCATTGTTCAATCGTATATTCGTTATGCTTAATAATCCATTTTATTTCACCGTCTTTATATAGTAATAATTGTCCTTCATCAGTTATTATTACTTTATCACAAACATAAGTTGTGTCCACAATAACTTTTGTTTGTTTATTAGTTTCAATATTACAGGATAATATATTAAATATCGTTATCATTCCAATTATAAGGAATACCATTTTCATAATCAATCGTCTTAAATGATTTTATTAAATTATTTATTTTAACTAAGTCTTTATTATTAGGATCATTCTTTAATAAAAGTTTTTGGTAGTTTTTTACCAATTGAAACATCGTATCAAAATTATTTACAGCATTTAATATGAATACAGCGTCTTTTCTAGTGTCAATAATATTTTGTTCATCTCTATATTTTACATCTTCAGATAATACTGTTGCCACAAACAAGTCGTTTTCATCTACTAAATCAATAGAACTATCTTCTCTTTCTTCCATTATTAAAGGAAGCTTCATACTTCTATCAAACTTTACCATTCTATCATATAATTTTTAATATTATAAAGTATATTAAATAAAAACCAAAAAAGAAAATATTTATCATAATATGAGAAACATAAATAAGAAAAAATTAACTGAAACTATTAAAGCTTCTGAAGCTCACACGGAGTTAGGTTCATTTGAAACATTAGAACAAGGAAAAAGAGGGATTGCTTTAATTCAGATTAATACGGTTGATGATATGATAAAAAGATATATTATTAATTCAATTAACGAAAATGATTTTGGTTACGTTGTAGTTCAAAAAAACCCAAAAAAACCAATAATTGTTTATAGAAAAGGGTATAGACAGAATGCGGAAGAATTGGCTAAAATAGCTGATAAATATAATGGTTTATTATCAGCGAAAGCAACCTACGAAGATAGTAAAAGAATTGGTGAGTTATTAGAATACGATCCGGAAGATATTCAAAATTATCTTAAAAAAAATTATAATGGTAAAACTTTAAAAGAACACGAAACCCCGTCTTTCTTGTTGAAAGAAGAAATAATTCTAATAAGGGAAGGGAATGTTCAAGATTACATAAATAATGTGTTATCAAAGATTAAAAACTTACCTTACGAAACAAAAAAGAAATATCTAACAATAGCGATTTCAACCCTTTTGGGTTATACATCTTACCCTATCATTCAATCATTAATTGATAACTCATCTGATAAAGACGCTAAAGAAATTACCCATAAATTAATGAAGGAAAAAGATGATTTTTCAGTATTTAAGGATGGAACAAAACTTCGTTTATCTAAGAGAGGGTTTCAACATATCATAGATGAAGAAAAACCAAAACTAATCGCTTATGCCTTAGGTGATGGTAAAATAACAATTGGTTATGGACACGCCGAACCAATTGGTAAAACAAAACTTAAAGTTGGACAAAAAATAACCAAAGAACAAGCAAAAAAACATCTTAAAGAAGATCTTAAAACCGCAGCAGATGGTGTAAGAAGAATGTTTAGTGATTGGAAACAACAAGGTAAAAACTACAAAATAACTCAAGATATGTTTGATGCATTAGTTTCAATGGCTTTCAATATGGGTGTTTCAGGTTTAAGACAATCAGAAATGGTTAAATACCTTAAAAACGGTAATTATAAAACAGCAGGACAACTTATTAAACAAACTAATATTAACCCAGACACATTTCCAGGACTAGAAAAGAGAAGGTATAGAGAATCCGATATGTTTTTATCATATTTATCAAAACCAGTTGACATAAACGTTTAAAACATAATATTTATACTAATATGAAATTATTACAATTATTATTTGAGGGAAAGGTTGATGACTTTAAAAAAATATTTAAAGACAAATACACAACCCCTGAACAAATGGACGCTATTATTAGAGTTTCATCTGAAATAGAACCTAAACACAAATATTTAATTTGGTTAGGAAAATCATTAACCAAACCAGTATTTAATAATGAAATTGCCTTCGCTGAAGAATTATCTGGAACACAAGAACTCCTAATGAAGTTTGATAAAATTAGTTCTAATTTACCCATTAAAGACATTTCACAATATAAAAGCTTATCTGAGTTAGCAGAAGCAATTAAAACCTATGAAAATAGACAAAGAAGAACAATTAAAAAGGTTGATGGTGCTGATATAATTTACGATAGTGATGATTATACAATTATCCATCCAAAAGAATATAACGCTTCTTGTTTTTATGGTAAAGGTTCTAAATGGTGTACAGCTTCTGAAAAAAGCGACGAGCAATGGAAAAATCATAATAGAGAAGGTAAATTATTTTATTTTCTTTCAAAAAAATTACCTACATCTGATAACTATTATAAAGTCGCTTTAGATCAAAAATTTAAAGGTACTAAATCTTTTTATGATGCAAATGACACCCCATTTACTAAAGGATGGATTATGGATACAGAGGAGTTTAAAGAAATGATTGGTGTTATTAATCTATATATGAAAGATAACTTTTCAAATCAAATTGAAATATTCTCAAATGAAGAAAAAGCACAGGTTGAAATGGAAAGGATTAGAAGAATTGAAGCTCAGGAAAGAATTAATAGGAAAAAAGCCGAGGCTAATAGTAGAAGAGAGAATAATGAATGGGATCCTGAAGAAATTACTCACGGTGATGTTGGATCACATGCTTGGGCTTTATTTACATTTCTTTTATCTACAGAGAATTTAAATGAAAAACAACCTGAAGATGAACAAAGAATTGAGTTTATTGATTCCGAATTAGAAAGATTAAGTGAAATACAAAGTCAATATGAAGTGGAAGGAAGGGATTTAACTGATATAGACGCTGAGATTTCGGCATATGAAGAAGAAAAACAAGGATTGGAAAATAGAATTGATGTGTATGATATGATACCGGAAGGTAACAATTATCAGTTAACAATATTTAGTATTACTCATCCTGATTTTGATGGTTATGAATGGACTGTTGGTGATGACGATCAAATTGATTATGCTGCGTATGAGAGTGAAAAAGATTTAATAAATGATGTGGGTATTAATTCGTTCCCTAAAGATTTTATTGAAAATTTTATTGACGCTGAGGCTGTTGCCGATGAAGCTAGAGAAAATTATAACTATTGGGTTTATGATAGTCCAGAATCATATTTGGATGAAAAAGAAGATAAATTATTAAGTAAATCACAAGAAAAAGAAATTGCCGAATACCAAGAAAAGATTGATAAATATAAATCTTTCTATGAAAAAGCAACCGCACGTCAAGAAGAATATGATCCTGATAGCACACAATGGAAAGCAATTGAGAAAGGTTTAGATAAACTAACCGATTTAATATCAGATTTAGAATATGATATAGAAAACATTAAAGATGAACCGGATGGTGATTGGGATGAGGATAAAATTGAAGAAAGGATTGATGAATTAGTTGATGATGTTAAATACAGACCTTTGAATTGGTTAAATGAAATGGGTGTTGAAAACTTAGATGACTATGTTGATAAAGATGAATTAATTAAATCAATTATTAATGAAAATGGATATTATTCAACATTAAACAGTTATAATGGAGATGGTGACACAATAGAATGGGATGGTGAAACATATCATATTATGAATACAGATCAATAAATTAATAAAAAATATTATATTTGTAAAAATAAAAATAACTCAATATTTATAGGTATGACAAAAAATGAAGCAAAAAGAAATTATTTAGATAGGGGAATATTAAAAAACGATGCTTTTGAAAGGTTCTTAAATGAGGATCCAACATCTCAAAAGAAATATGTGTTTTATATGATTAAAGAATATTTAAGACAATCTGACGATGCAGGTAATAAAGTATCTGACATATCAGTAAATGATTTAGATATGGGTATTTTATCACCAATCTTTTCATATGTAACAGAATATAATGCTTTACTTGGTAGAGTTCCACAAGATAAAAAAGATATATATAAATTATCTTTTGATAGTTTAGTTGATATTGTTGATGAATTAAACGCATCTGAGGGTGAAAGTGATAGGACTTCTTTAAGAAAAAGAGCTCGTGAAAACTCTCTCAACTATAATGAAATGGGTATTGTAGATGTACCAGGAGTATCGGTTATTACCCCAAATAATCACGACGCCATATGTTATTATGGTCAAGGAACTAGGTGGTGTGTTTCTATGAATACCCCTACCCATTTTATGAGTTATTATTATAATCAAAATTATACTTTTTTCATTATAAGCATAACAAGCGATGCGGTTAAAAACAAAATTAAAGAACACTACGAAAACAAATGGGAAAAAATGGGGTTAGGAAAACCCACTTGGGATAGAAAGAAAATGAAATGGGTATTAGTTAAAAATGGTAAAGATATTGCTGATATAGCAGCCAATAATGAAAATGATGCCGCTGAATTATTTAAACAAAGATTAAACTTATCATCTTTGAAAGGTTATACTATTGAAAATTATGGTTATAGAAACTTATATAAAGTAGCTTTTTTAGTTCCACCATTAAAAGGTAGTGATGGTGAAATAGTTAGGGATGAAGATAATCAACCTTTACCTGATATGGAAAGAGCTCAGATTTATTCATCTGATGATATTTCATTTAATACTGGTTGGAAAGAATACTTTAAAGTAATTGGTTTAGAAGACTTTATTGAAAGCTAAAAATATGGAAAAGATTAAATTAACAGAAAAACATTTAACTGAAATAGTTAAAAAGGTTATTACTGAAGAACAAAAAAAGAAGTTGTTTACTCCAAAAAATATAGATGAAAGAAAAAAAGATTACCAAAAAATAATTGAAAAAAGATTAGAAGAGTTAAAAAATACTCCTTTTGGTAAACTATCAAAAGACTATATATTTGAATGGATTCATGAAAATAATTTAGATCAAGAATTTAAATTAAGTTTTAGAGGTCCAAAATTGGGTGAAGTATATGGAACATCATTTAATAAATCAACAGGTGATGTTACTTTATTTGTTGATGATTATACAGATAAGAATATAGCCATAAAGTTTAAAATATCAGATATTCAAATAGGTGTCTTTGATTTAGGACCAGAGGATTCTGATGAGTCTTTTTACCCATTAAACTAAGTTATGAAAATAGTTATTACTGAAGAACAAAAAAAGAAGTTGTTCACTCCAAAAAATATAGATGAAAGGAAAGAACAACTTAAAAAAGACTTGTCTGAAAAAACCAAAAATCTTCTTTCACGTCTTAACATAACTGAAATTATGGTTCACGCTCGTATTGATGATTACGATGAAATAATAACCCCTATGGATCATTTAGATGATGCATATAGTAAACTTATTATTGACGGTAAAAACTATAATGGATTTCCAAAAATGAGTGAGGAAGATGAGAATATGGTGATTAATTGGGAAGACACCTTAACAATATTCTTAAACTCAATAATACCTCAACCATCGGATGAAAGTATTTATAAAGCCGAACCAAATGTTGTTGGTAGAATGTTTAGGGTTGATATTACCCCATCAAAAATAAATATTATTTTTTCTTACTCAATTGTAGAATATAAGAATAAAGAAGGTAAAGAAACTATTGACTTATAATATCATCAACCCAAATAGGGGTTTTTTCTCCAACGTAAGCCCCTGAAACATTAAAATCAAAGTATTCAATAGCATCTATCTCATTCATATCCTTAGAAAGGATTTGGATACATTTAGACATTGAATAAACTAATCTCATAGATTTAATATCTACACCAATGAGAGCTTCATCAAAACCATCTGGTATAAGGAAACTCTCATCTGGGTATTTTTCAATAATTATATCAATCATTATTTTTTACTTTTAATATCAGGGCGATTTGATATGTGTTCAATAACCGATTCGTAAAGCTTGATGAACATTTCTTTTGTTCTATTACCAAACACGACATCTTTTACTTCGGTTTTAACATCCTGTACATTCCAAAATTCAATGTGTTTTTGAATGTCCGTAAACTTTTTACCTTTACTTTCTAAGTTTTTAAAATCTGAAATCAATTTTTCAGGTTGTAGATAAATACCAAAGGTTTCTTTCTGGTGATTTTTCTTAGATATAAAGTAAATTAATACATTCTTTGAGTAAGTATTAAAGTGATTTGACGTATCTTTTGAAGCCGTACACCATTTGGTATTAGATCCATAAGTTAATGAGGATTCATAAGTTAAAGGTGTTCCAATCATATAGTCATCATCCTCAAAATACTTATGAAACTCTTTTTCTCTACGTTTCAATTCACGTTGTTGTTTCGCAGCTTCTAATACCTTATTAAAATCCTCAACCGATTTAAACTTAAAAATATCAGAATCAACCCCCTTAATAAATCCTTCTTTTACCAGCTCTTCAAAAATAGCACAATCCTTTTTAAAATCATTTTCTAACCAATCAGTAAATTCATCTAAAATAGACTTTTTAAGATTTTCAATTTCATCCGTGCAAGATACCAACCACTTAGTGTATTTAAATTGGCTTGACTTATTTTGAGCCGATGGATCATATTTTTTTAATAAATCTAAAAGGTCTATTGTTAATTGCTCTTTGTATTTTTCTTTAATTTCGGTGATACTAATCATAATTTCTTTTTTTATTGTTACACAAATATAATTATTTATTTTAAACTTTCAAACTTTTTTATATTTCTTTTAATATTTCTAAAACTTCATATTTCATATAAGGTAAAGGAACTCTATCAAAATCCATACTTTCCCTATTCCACCATAAAATCTTTAACTCTCTAAGTTTTTTACCTGTCCGTAATTGATACATATAAGCGTAAAAACTTAATTGAATTGCGTAAGCATTATATGAACAATCCGATAAATGTGATAAACAACCTTTCATCCAATTCCCATAATCGTTCTTATATGTTAATTTTTTATTTGATTTATAATCATTAATATCAAAGAAATCACCATAATCTAATATTAAGTCAGATGTTCCAGCGACTTTCTTTTCATTAATCCATAAACATTCTTCAGCCATTATGGTTTCAGCCTTTAATAAATCCAATCTTTTAAATGCATCCACTACCTTCTGTTCATATTCATCCGTAGGGAAATAAAACCCTTTAGCTTTAATATAATCTTCAATAGGGTTATGAACTTTATATGTACCAAAATCAGTAGCCTCTTTGTTTATTGCTCTCCATTCAGCAATAATATCTTCTTTCTTTCTACCATCACGTCTAGCAATGGCTGCAGCAATTTTATCTTCTTCAAACTTAACTTTATATTTACCTAAGATTGCCGATATTGATGTGTATTGTTCCCCTGTTTCTCTGTTGAAGTATTTATGTTCAATAGGTTCGAGGAATACTAAGTTTTCTTTATTCATATTAATAGTAAAATGCTGATTCTTTATATTCTTCAATTATTTCCGTAATAGTCCGTTCTCCTTCAAAATTATCAATAAATGAATATAATCCATCATATAGAAAAATGAATTCATTGTCAGTCATACCATACTTTTCTTGGAAATATTTCATTACTCTTTTTTTCATTTCAATCGTTGATAATACCTCACTCTTATTTGATGCGGTACTAACTCCACTATATTTATAGTTTTGTTCTTGTTGTTCAAACGGTTGTTTTTCATTACCTAATCTTTCAATAATAGCCACAGATAACTCAAACGCTGTTTCAATACCTTCAATTAATACACATTCATTAGATGAATGATATTGATAATAAGCCGCTGGTAGGTTAATACATTGAAAATTAAATTTCTTCTTTAATTGACTAACATCGGTATATGGATGACGAGCAAATGTTCTTACACCATACTTATATAGTAAATCACCAATCTTACCATCAAAATATTCTTCACCTGTTTCCATATCAACTACAATACCAGGTTTAGCCCATTTTTCGTCAAATAACAAATAACCTGAGCAATACCAAGATATCGTATCATTCTCAGGTGAATCGTGTTGAATTGCATAAGCAACATTCTCAAAAAAGTTAGGGTCAGCCTTACTTGAACCAATACAACCGATTTCTTCAGATATAAAAAAAGCACATTTCATAACGTCAAACTTATCCATTATTTCAAGAGCTAAGAAAATACCGGCCTTATCATCACCACCACAACCAGTTCTATTATTATATGTATACTCCTTACCTTTAATATAACCACGAAGAACTTGCTTACCATTACATACTGATGAACGATCATACGCACTCATTTGATACGTTTCTTCAACTATGTCAATACCATTACGTTGAATAGTATGGACAGTATCCATATGAGCAACCATACAAGGATAACTACTACTTAAACCTTTTGTTAAGTAAATATTACCAATGTCATCAATATAAAATGGAATATTACGAACCGTAGCCCATTCACTAATATACTCACGAACCTTTTCTTCCTTTCCATAAAATGATGGAATTGAGAGAATTTCTTTTAATCTTTCTAATTTTATGTTATCCATACTACAAATATAAAACTTTTTTTTAATTAACCAAAATATTTTTTGTATAATTCTCTAACTAAAATACTTTTCCTCATAATTGATTGATACTCATAGGTGTTTAAATATTTATATTCTACATATGAATGTTCTTTAAACGTAAAGTTTTCATTATCTTCCATTATTCCACTATAATCTGAATAATGAACAATAAATCTTTCATCGTCAATTTTTTCGTACAAACAATATTGATTACCCGAACAAATAAAATATTTTTTCTTTAAATCTTTTAATTTTCTCATATTGCAAATATAAATAAAAAAATATAAATAAAAAACCCACAACTAAAAAAATTAGCGTGGGTTCTTTTCTGTTTAACTTCGGGAAAAGTCAATTTCTTTATATTGTCTCTAAATCTGATTTTAGTTTAATTAACTTAATAATACTATCTTTTTTATCGGTTGATGAGTAAGATTCTAATTTTAATTTAACTTTTGAAAGTTTTTCTTTTAATTCTGTATCACCAATATTTATTTTGTTATTTACTAATTCTAAGTTTTCTTTAATAATACTCTCTTCAATGGTTTTTAATTTCTCATCATCATTATTTAATACTGATTTTACTAAATCTTTTTCCCATTCTGTTAAGTTTTCATATTTTTTGTTAAACTTCTTAGCTATTAAATTAGTATAAACTTTGATTGGTAGTGTTCCTTCAACTACATTATCTGATACAGATTTATGTGTTAATAAATGTGATACCAAATATTTTTTAGCACTTACCCTATTTTCTATTAAATTAGATTTTGTATCCTGTAATAATGTATCAATGTTTTCTAATAAAGTTTCTTTAACATATGTTTTATCTGAATTATATTTTAATATAAAGTCATGTACAACTGAAAAATCAACATCTAATGATTTAAGATAATCTAAATTTTCATTCAAATAAGATGTTGCATCTGAAATATCATCAAATTTCTTATTTTCAATATTAGAATATACGATGTAATATTCTTTAATTGTTTTATTGTTTTTTAATATATTATAAAACTCCTTGAAGATTGTTTTGAACTTATTTTTATCAGAATAAGATTCAAGTAATATATTATTAATTTCTTGTTTTATTTTACCAAATGTCATAACAATAAATATGCGTTAGTTTAATTATATAATGGTTTTATCAATTTTTTCTATCATTTCTTTTATTTCCCTATTATACGTATCCGTTTTACTTACTAATTTCTCAGTTATTAAAGGTTTATGTTTGCCAAGTATGAATGATTCTTGCGGAGCACCTTCAGGTCCACCAATAGGAGTTACACCACCAGCTTCTGGTGTAGTAGGTATTTCAGTTTCAAAACCACCAGCTTCAGCCCCACCAGCAAAACCACCAGCTTCAGCCCCACCAGCAAAACCACCAGCTTCAGCCCCACCAGCAACTTCAGCCGGAACAGGACCACCTTCATTAGGTTTAACTCCGTATATCTTATCAACCTTATCAAACACACCTGTTTTTGGTATAACTGATGGTGTGTTAGCTAATTCAGCAGCTGCAGCTTTTTCTATCCTTTGTTGTTGTAAATCTAACGCAATTTCTTCGTCTGACATACCTAATATTTCTTTTTTAGCTCTTACCATAGATATAGCTGAAAAACCATTTCCAGCATCAGCCATTGCTTTAGAATAGACATCCAACTTTTGTGACCATAATTCAATTTTCAATAATTCAGCTTGAGTTGAAGGATTGGTTAAGGCTAATGTAAAATTATCCAATTCTTCTTCATATCCTAACATAAATAAATGAATAATGGCGATCTTATTCAATTCTTGAATCATTGCCTTTTGTATACGATTAATAGTTCTTGAGAACCTAATATCGAGTAAAGAAAGATTTTTACCATCACCCACAGCCTCACCAAAACCTAAAAATGGTGCAGGAACTCTAATAGCCGCAAATAATTTCTTTTGTAAGTATTCAATGTCATCAATTGGTAATGGTGCAGCTCCCGGTAAAGTATCAATAGGGCTAGCAGCATTTTCAGTTCTAACAGGAACAAACCAATCTTGATCAATACCTGCCTGATTGTATCTTAAATCAATCTGACCTGTTTTACCATCAACAATGGGTGTTCTTTTAAACTTATTAGCTATCTTTTGGATATATGCTTCAATGTCATTATCTTCCATATTACCAACAAATACTTTAAATATTCTTCTTTCAGGTGCTCTTACAACTCTATAAATTAACATAGCGTCTTCCGACATTACTAATTGTCTATATATTCTTCTAGCCTTTTCTAAAATTGATGTCCCATATGGAAGTTTTCTATCATCACCCAATAATCTAAAATGAGCAATCTGAAACGGTTCGAATTGTAAATCTTTTGTTTTATATTGAAATCTAATCTTCTTTTTCTTAGCAATTAAATCAGTATCCTCAAACCTCTCAATTTCAATTGTAGGTAATTGAGTACAACCAACAACCCCTTCACCATGTTCCAAATGTAAATAAACAAAGTTATCACCATATTTAATTGTTGATCTTGTCCAAGATTGTAAGTTTGTTTCAATATCCAATACTTTATTAAAAAGGTTTTGAAGGATTGATCTCACCCTTTCCGATTCTGAAAATATTGTTAATACTTTACCTTGTTCTGATGGCACTGTCGCCTCTTCAGACATAATATCAAGAGCTGCGGCAATCTCAGGAAAAAACTCCATCGATTCAAAGTCATAATTCGCAGCCATTCTTGTCGGTTCATTGTGGATTGATCGAGCATACATATCATTCTCCACCTTACCCCATAAATCATTTATGTATTTTTGTTGTTGAAGTTCGTTTTTTGTTTGTTTAAACTCTTCAGGGTTTGTTGTCACCAATAAAGGATCAACAGGTTTTTGAGGTCTATTTATTCTTCTTTTATTTTCATTATTAGGTCCCAATAAGATACCTAATCTCTGAAATATTGTATAATTTTGTTCTGCCATATATATAAATATCTATTTTTTTCATTTAATCCCGAATAACCACCTAAATTCATTTTGAACTTGTCTTTGATTTGTTTGACCACCTAAAGGATTCATTTTATCTTGCATATTATATGTTGGAACACCTGTAATAGTAGTTTCAACAGTCCACGAATTTAATAATGATTTTATTTGCGATTCATTTTTACTAAGATCTTTAAATCTAATCTCACATAAGTATAATGCTAAGGCTAAGGAAAATAAACAGTCATCATTACATCCTTTCATATGATCAGGTCTACCAGATACGTTTACAATAAATGTTCTCATTTCTGATAGAACCCTATGACTTCTTACCTTAAACCCTTGTCTTATATTTCTCTCAAAGGCATCTAACACATTCATTCTAGTTATAGATGAACCAATAACCAAACCAGCAGGTAATTCATCCTTATTAATGTATCCATACATATCCTTACCTTTATAATCATAAAAGAAATTCTTATAACCGAATTCTTTTAGTTTATTTACACAAATTAAACCTAACCCACCTGTTAAATCTGTTATAAGCATAGGATTACCATACATTTCTAAATATTTCATTATAAACTCAGCTGTAATATCCGGAGCCATTTTACCCCTCCATTCAAATACTTGCTCCCAAGTTTCAAAATCAACGATAGTTAATACACTCCAGTCATCAGATTGACCTAATGATATATCTAAACCCGCAGCATACCTATGACCTTTTTCTGGTTCTTTAAATATCCAAACTGATTTATCGAAACCTTCAATCCTAATCGGATCCATTACACATTCTCTTTCTTGTTTATCAATATCTTCACCAGCAACAAATGTATTACCAGAACCAACAAAATTACCATCAATCTCCTGACTTACTTTTCTTGGTGAATCCATATCCGCCTTCATCCCCTCATACCAAGCAGAAGTTGGTTTCCAACCATTTTTAATTAAATCTTTCCACTCATCTTGATTCCAATTTTCAATTTCCTCATCTTCTTTTTTCCACATTAAATTAATGTTATATCTTGGATCTTGATACCATTTAATTTCATTAATAACGAATTTATTTTTACCAAGTTTAGCATTGTTATATGTTTTCCAATATAACAAATCATTACCATTTGGTGTTGATATGAGAATTGCTCTACCACCTGTTGATAAAGCAGCCATTGATGCAGTCCAAAACTCTTCAACATCTATATTATCGATGTGAGCAGCTTCGTCAATAATCATTAAAGTAGGTGTATAACCCCTTAAAGCATCCATTGATGTTGCAACGGCTTTAACTTCAGATTTGTTATACATTATCTTATGAAACTCTGTTGATTTAGCATACATTTCTTCTTTAGCTACATCAAACATCCAATCAGGGCATTGACTAATAAACTCATTAACCTTTTTTAACATTAAGGCTGCAGTATCTCTTTTATTTGCAACAATTAGAACCTTTTCAGGTGATTCTTCATCGGCAAATAATAATAACCAACAAACGTAAGCTGCAGTAATTGTAGATAAACCAGCTTGTCTATACTTGAGTGCTAAATTATATCTTTCATTCTTAAAATTGTGTAAAATATTTTGTTGTATGGGAAACAATTTAAATGGAACATTACCCTTTTGTGTTTGGTCGTATGTTGTAAGATAATTCTCAATAAAATAAACGTAATCTATACTACACTTTAAATATTCAGTTGTAATATCATTCATATAGAATAAATAGTTATAATAATTTATTTTCTAAATTATCCCTTAATAGCTCATATATTATTTTCATATTATCAATATCACTCATAGTTTTATCTTTAGTGATATCTAATACAGATCTAAAAAATTCCTTCATACCTATAACAATCTTATCTTTGTCTTTAGCAACATAGAAATTTTCGTGTAAGAAATACCAAAAATAATCTTTATGGTACCCATCTTCTTTAAACTTAATTTTTTCTTTTTTGTATTGATTTAAAGTTTTTTTCCATACCCAATTGAAATGATTATATCTATCCGTATCATTAGTAATTGTATCATCACCTAAATAACTATCGTACAATAAAGATAAAAGGGTAATCGTAAAATCAATAAACAAATCAGTTTGTTCAACTTTTACATTTTGTTGATTAAAGAAATCTTTAGTTTTTTCTTTCGGTAAAAACTTCCCTATGTATTCTATAAAGTTTTTAGGATTATCCATTTTAGTCATTGAATTCTTTATAGATATTTAACACTTCAGCAACAATTGGGTGTCTATGGTTTTCTTTAAGAGTAATAACCTTAAATCCTTTAACTCTACCATCTAATCCAGATAAGAAAGAAAGACCTGATTCTTTTTTATTTCTTAAATCCACTTGTGATGTATCACCACAAAGAACCATTTTACTTCTCATACCTAATCTACCAATAACCAATTCCGTTTGAGTGTGAATTAAGTTTTGACATTCATCAACAATAATAAATGAATCTTGAAATGTATGACCTCTCATATAAGCTAACGGTATCATTTGAATAACACCTTCTTTAATCATCTCATCTATTTTTTGTTTATTGTATAACTTATAAAAGTTATTATGTATTGGTTGAATGTATGGTTGTAATTTATCATCAGCACCACCAGGTAAGAATCCAATTTCTTCTTTTGATACTGCCGGTCTACAAATGATTATTTTTTCAATTTCCCTTTTATTAAACATATCTAAAGCAATTAAACACGATAAAATAGTTTTCCCTGAACCGGCAGCTCCTTTAAGTACCGTAATGTCATTCTCCATTATAAACCTTTTAGCGTTTTTTTGTTCATCATTAAGATCAATATTATATTTAATATCACCTTTAGGTTTCCTCTTTTGAGTATTTGACGTTTTACCTGTATATTCCATATTCATAAATATTTGTTTTATTTATTTTAAATAAAATCCTTGCAAAATAAAGCATAAAAAAAGCCACAAGAATTTATTATATTCTTTGTGGCTTTATTATTGTTATAATCACTTAATTATGATTTTATTCTTTTGTTAAACCTTTAACTTCACTTAACATTTTCTTTAAAGTAATATTAACATCTTCCGTCATTACACTTTTAGCTGATGGTTTAGTGTTATAGTTATAATTCATTAACTTCATAATTTTAGATGATTCTTCATTTATCATCTTTTTATTTTTATCAGCCAATACAATTAATTCACCTTCCTCAAATCTAACTTTAGCAGTTCTATTATCATCAGCAATTTCAAATATATGACCTTCAACTTTATAATCTTCAGGTAATACTACCTTATCCAAGTTTTCAGCATTTTCAACTCTTAAAGAACCTAAATTAACCGAAGCAAATCCTGTTGAAATATTCATACTTGCCGACGGTCTTTCAACTTTAGGTTGTGGGGTTGAATTGATTTCTTTCATTGCATTATTATCCAATATAGTTACCCAACCACCTTCTGATTCTTTCATATCTTTCTTCTTGAAGATTTTAGATTTTTTCATCATTGGTTTACCTTTTTTAGCGTCTTTAGCTGCTTTCTTCATAGGTTCTTTTTTATCACCATCTTTATCTAAATCTAAGAAATCAGGTTTAGCTTTCTTAGCTTCTTTCATTTTGATAGCTTCTTCAATAATTCTATCCACAATAGATGATATTGATTCTTCCACATTCTTATTTTTACCGAATGCTTTATAATTATTTACTAAATCTTTCATAGGTTTTGGGTCTTTATAAAATGTGTGATACACAGATTGTTTATTTTGTAATTCTTTTCTTTTATTCGCAATTTTCATTGAAACGCTCGCATCACCATCTAAGTCTTTTTTAACTCTTTCTTTAAACTTATCCGATGGATCTCTATCGTAATCTAAATCTAGATTATTCATACCTGATTTAGCCAATTCTTCAATGTAAGCCTCATCATTTTCAACACCATATTTTTTAGTGTTATCATCACCAAGAGCTGTTTTTGCAGTTCCACCATTATCAACCAATTGTGGTTTTAATTTAATATCGTTATATTTAGAAACCTTTTTCATACTTTCTTCATATGCAGCTTTATTTTCTTTAGCATTATCTTTTGATATTTTGTTATACATACCAACACCAGGTGCCGCTCCACCAATACCAGGTAAACTTCTTCTACCCATTATATCAGCTTCTTCAAGTGTTTTCTTTCCACCACAACCACATCCACCTTCTTTTAAGGTTTTCTTATTTTCAATGTCAAACTCTTTTTTAAATTTAGATTTAGCATCTTTTTCAGTATAATCCATATATTTACGCTTAAATAAATCACCATTATTAAGACGTTTACTTAAAACCAAATAACCTGTTTTTGTTTTTTCCACATCAATAGTTTCGTTAATGGTTTTTCCACCACATCCACATCCACCTTCATTTGTGATAACAACATTAGCATTTTTATCTTTTATTTTAACAACATCCGCTATTTTACTACTTGGAACATAATATGTTTTACTATCCATATCTTTTGATAATGTTGTTTGAGTTTTCATATCAATCTCATTTAACTCATCATCAAATAAATCTTCCATAGTAACCTTTCTCTTTGGCATCCTATATTTAGATTTTTTTTCTACAAATTTGTAGTTATCTACATTTTCATATTTTTCGTTTATTTTCATAATAATAAATATATTACTTTTCTATTTTTGATAATTTTTCATAATAAAATATATCTTCATATAAATGATCCTTAGCTATTTCTCTTGCAATCTTCTTATTTGAAGTATGTTCCATCTCAACTCTCATACCTTTTAACCATTGTTTCATAGCAATTTGTGGGGAAACTTTATGCATTTTAGCAATATCTCTTATTGTTTTACCACTTGATTTACCACCAGGAATAGCTTCTTCATTAACCCATTTTGTTTTTGGTAGATAAACATTTCCTTTATAACCTTTTGGATATGTTGGTGTTAATTTCATTTCACCTGATAATGAACTTTCACCTTTATATTTATCACTTAATTCCAAAGGAGCATCAACAGCACCCTGAGAACAATATGGAAACTTCCTACATTTACCCTTAATCTTAACAAACTTACCACCACTATAAATTGGTTTAGCACCCTGTCTCATATTTGGAATATTCTTAGCTAAAAATCCAGGTGTTTCATACGAACCTGTTGAAGAACTATCTGTTGCTTCTTTTATATAACCTTTCTTCTTAGCTAATATATACTCATTATATTGATCCATATACTCAAAACTATTATCCGTTTCTTTATAATATGGAGTTTTTTCAAATAACATTAAATCCTCAATGTTTATATGATAACCATACATTTTATTTAATATCTTTATAATAAATGGATAGTCAAGATTATCAGCAAACCTACTTTCAAATAAAACTCGTTTAATTATAGTATCAATACTTTCTTTTCTTGGTTTATATGATGTCATTGTTGGTTTATTACCTTTACCTACTTTAGGATCTTTTTTCTCAGCTCTCCTTTTTTGAGCACAAGCAGCCCTTTTTTGTTCATCTGTCATTCTAGCAGCAACACCAACAGCCCTACATTTTGGATATCCCTTACCAGTTGCCTTATCTCTACCACAAGGAGGATGCTTACCATCTTCCTTACGACAAATATTTACCCACGGACCTTTAGGTTGTTTACTACCCTTTGACTTCTTTTTAGTTCCAAACCAAACAGCCAAATCCTCTTTGGTTAAATCTTCCCTTATTTTCTTCCTAATATTTTCCATAGTATTAACAATATGCTCCTGAACATTTTTTCTGCCCATCTAAACCTTTAAATCTACCTTTACATACTTGAACAGCAAAGCCATTACTATAAGCTGAGGGATACACCTTAAACTTAGCTTTTGCGGCTGCTTTACCTCTTGCACATAATGGAGTTCCGGTTTTCTTTTTACCTTCTTCTAGACTTTCATCCATCTTCATATATTCTTTAAGTTTAATAAACTCTTCTTTGGTTAAACCTGTTCTTATTTTTCTTCTTATTGGTTGATCCAATGCCGTTACATATGCCCCTGCCGATGCTGTTCCAGTTTCTTCTTCCAATTCTTCAGGTTTAATTTCTTTAACCATTCTTTCAATTAAAGAAATTAATTCACTTTCTTTTAATGTAATTGTCTTTTTCATATTTTCATTTATTACTAATTCACTTTTTATATAATTACATACTTCGGATATTATATTTTCATTTTTATGATTAATGTCATAATCCGAATAACCCAATAATTGAGTATGTTGTATTTCAATTATACCTGACGCACCATATCCACCACCATATTGAACACTTCTTGGATTATTTCTATATAAACCAATGTCATATTTATAACCTAAATCAAATTTATCAAATGGTGTCCCTTTAAAGGCGCCATGAACAACAAGAATTAAACTATCATTGTTTAACATTTCCTTATACATTAACCTATCACCCTTATAATCATAACTACTTTTTTCAGTAATTTCACCATCACCAATCTTTTCAAGTGAACGTCTCAAACCTTTAGTAGAAACTTTTTCTTCACCACTATCTCTCCTCATCATTTTTCTAACCTGATTTTCAATCAAGTTATAATCAACACTTTCCTTTAATACTTTCATTTTCTTTTATTCATTTTACTTGTCATTTGTTTATATTGGAAATCTGAATGATTATAAGGATTATAAACAATCATTTCTTTCTGATGTCTTTTCTTTTCACCCACATCTTCCATTTTAACCTCATAAGCCATTTTACCTCTTATCAAACCTAATATGGGACTTTTATAAGCACCAACACCGGCTGTTGTTTCGGCTTCACTGATTAAATTATCTTTAATCTTATTGTATTGATTTTCGGTTATTATGATTTTCATTTCCCTAAATTTGTCACCCAGAAGTTTCTTCTCATCCACAATGTTTTATACAATGAAACTAAAACATCTTTAGATATTTCAGTCATTATTTTTTCAGTGTCTTTACCCTTTAACTCTTTCTTTAATAAATCAAGAACAGTTTTTTCCAAATCCTTATTAATTAAATCTTTTATTTGTGATTTAATCATTTTTTCAACTTGTTCTTTTTCCGTCTTATTTAATTCCTCAAATAATATGTTTTTCATATATATAAATAGTTATAATTTATATGTTTTTTCACCTCTACCTAAAAGAGAATATTCATAATCAAAAGAAACGGTTAAATTATTTTCATTCGTTAAAGATATTTCACCCCACACATGATAAATACCTTCAATATTTTCAATAATTTGTAGTAACATTTTATAAATAGGTTTTTCAAAATCCCATAATGATTCATAAGGTGATGAGCCATTACTAATATCATGTACATCCCAACTCCATTGATCAGGTGTTGTACTAATATCAAATCGGATTGATGTTTGTTTATCTTTTAAATATTGAATTACAGGATCCATACCAATTTCACTAAAGAATTGTTTTTCCCTACTGTCAATATTTCTAGGAACAAATAATTTTTTCTTTTGATCCTCATTTATTATAATTCTCATAATATATAAATATGAAAGAACATAAAAAAACCCACCTTAAAGTGGGTTTAATTTTAAAAATTATAATACCATTCTCAAACCATTTTTCTCACATTTATACCCATACTCATCTTTCATAATTTTTTTATTGTTGAATATATTAACATTTTCACCAACAACAAAAATAATGTAATCAATATTATTATATAGCTTATTTATGCCGTTGTATTTTATATTGTAGGTTTTATCATCGGTTAATGTGATTGATGAACAAGACTTAATTTGAATTTTAAACTCTTTACCATTTTTATCTTTAATAATCATATCAACACCCCCATTCATATCGGTTAAATTACCTAATTCACCAATAGGAACTATTTTATACTTACCCTCACTACTAAAATAATCATTGAGTTTCTTCTTAACCAAATTTTCTTTTTCACCCCCTTTTGATGATGTATATAGTATTTTATCATTTATCTTAGGTAGTATTCCCATCCAATACCATTTATTATTTATAACATAATCCATCATCTCGTTATAACCTTCTTTGGTTGTTGGATCAAAATTAATCTTTTTAAGAGTTTCATTCACAATGATTGAATAAGCCGACACATTTGTATTAATATAATTCAATATACTCTGCTCTTCGTGTTTATCAGTCTTAAATATTCTTGCCTGTCTATAACCATCAATATTTTTTAATAACTGCGGATGATGAATCTCAAATATTCTAATATAGTCATTCTTGAATATTTTAAAACCAATAGTTTCTTTTAATTGTTTCCAATCCATATTTTTAATGTTTTAACAAATAAAATACTTTTTTCTGATATAAACAAAAAAAAGGAGTTAAAACTCCTTTTTTTTTACAATTTTTCACCTAAATAAGCTTCAGGTGGTAAGCTTAACTCATTCATACACATATTATTTATTCTTTAAATCTAAAGTTAAATCTTTCGCTGCTTTAGCCCCCATTATTTCCATAAAGTTTAAAGCCCCATTACCATTACTTCCACCACCTGATTGAATTTGTGGAACTACGTTACCTTGATATTTACTGAAAGCATCTGCCCAATATCTTTGAACTTCTTTATAAGCCGCCAACTTCTGTTCCAAAGCTCCGTTCGCTTGTATTTCTGTTCGTTTAGCGTAAGCCTGAGCATCTGCCAATGTTTTAATCTTTCTAGCCTCTAATTCGGCTGCTTGTGATTGAATACGTTGTTGTTCCATATCTTGTTTAGCAATTTCAACCTTTGTTTGAGCCGCAACAACTTGTTTTGTTTGTTCTTGTTTTTGTTGGTATTCAATTTCAACAAGTCTTTGTTCACCCTTAGCTCTAGCTGTTAATTGTTGTTGTTGAGCAGTTAATAATTCCTGTTTAGCAACTGAAGCCTTAGTTGAAGCGTCAATCTTTTTACCTAACATATTATCAACTCTAGCTTCATAATCCACATCAGTGATATTAGCATCAGCCACAGTAATACCATATTCTTTAATAGATGAAAACTTACGTTTAGATTGTCCATTTTTGTCAGGAACAACATTTGTTTCATATATACGTTTGTTTTCTTTCTCTAATGAGTCAAATACTATTTTATCACTTGTTTTAAGGATAAAAACACCGTTTTTGAGTTGATCTAAATAATCTTGAGCCATCTGAGCCCTACCACCTGAATAGTGTGCCTCACTTGAAATTAATTGAGCTGATGATTGTAAACATTCTTTGGTGTAAGGGGCTAAACGTTTAGATACAAGTGATTGAACTGTTCTATGAGCATTATTCATCTCAATCATATCTTTTTCATCCATAGGTAGAATAAATTGTGTAATACCAGATGTAAGAGCTGTAGTAGCGTCACTTCCGAAACGAATAGTTACTTTACCAATTTCAATAGTCCCATCCTTTAATTCCATATCAGGTTGATCTGACTGATAACTAACTGAAATCTGATTAGGCCACGAATTTTCTTTTGCGAAAAACCCTGAGTAATAAATACCAGGTGAATACTGAACAAATTGTTTACCATCCATTTGCTCTACAACAGTTCGCTCACCTGCGTCGTTGTAAGAAAATGGGTTAAAAAATGTTAAAAATAGTAATGCAACTACTCCGACTACTAATTTTACGATTGTTGTTTTTTGGATTTCCATATATTTTTTTTTAAATGTTTTACAAAGGTATTACTTTTTTCTTAATCCACCAAATTATTTTTTGATGTTAGATTTAGTTTTAATTTTTTTAATTTTCTTTTCAGTTTCTTCAACTCTTTCAACTACTTCTTTGTAAGAATCAGTCTTTTCAACCACTTCTTTTTCAAGTTCATCCAACTCTTTTGGATTCTCGTTTTTACCTCCGTTGGTGATATAATTAATCAACCAATGGGAAGTAAAATGACTTATAACCAACACAGTGATTATAATTATAAACATCATTACTTTCATATTTTAATTATAATATTTTTTTATTAAAAAATCAAATTACCCCCTTAACCATTTCGTGAATTCTAAATATTTCACCATTAGATGAATCTCTAGTTAAAACCTCAATTTTCTCCAATACAGATTTAATTTCATTTGTAGCATCTCTTCGTTCCAATAATCCCATTATTTCTCTTGTTAAAGATCCTGCGGTTTTGGTTCCATCATTTCCCCATATTATTATCAAGTTCTCAATCTCCCGATATAATTCTTTATTTCCCATCATAAATTTCTTTTCTTTTTTTAAACCATACAGTACCTGCAGTCCCAATAAAGGATCCTAAAACAGCTGGTATTAATAATAAATGGTTATTTGAATAAGACAATACAATCAAAGCACCAAACAAATAAATTACAACAGCCCAAAATCCTGATTGAAAAACTTTTCTTTCTTCAACCTTAATTAAATATAAAGTCCAAGCCACATCCACTATGATTGTGGCAATAAAAATTAAAACGTATTCCATATTTTTTTAAATTATTTTACAAATATATTAATTTTTTTCATTTATACAAAAATCTTTACGATATTTTATTAAACTTTTTTCTTTCATCTTACTTTCAATAGTTATCCAAACATCTTTACCACAGGTATTAAATGGTTCATATAACCAATCAGCGTGTGTTTTTATGGTTTTAGTTTCATCCTCATGTAGTTTTCTACTACTTGAGTGATGGACTTCCGGTGTAATATCACCCCAAGTTCCGTAAGCTAAATTAAATGTTTCAGTATAATCAAATCCACCATTATTACAATAAAAATGTAAACTATCAAATACAATTGGGATACCGATATCTTGATGTAATTTATACAAATCTTGAACAATATAGTTAGTTTTACCATCATCATTTTCAATAGTTAATCTTTTCTTTAACCCTGATGATAAATGCCCAAAATTGTCAGCAAATCTTTTAATTGTCCCATCTTTATCATCATATACACCCCCAACGTGAATATTAATATTATAAAACGGATTTTCATCCAACTCCATTAAATCCATCAATTTTGAATGTTGTTCCAATTCATATATGGTTTTTCTAACCACATCAGGGTTTGGTGAAGCCAAACAATTAAATGGACCTGGATGTAATGAAACCTTATGTCCATATGTTTTAACAAGCGTTCCAGCACCTTTCATAAGGTTTTTAATGGTATTGTAATTGGGTAAATCCTCAATCTTATATTCCGTAAACCAGGGAAACATATCCGAACTCATTCGATAGTTTTTAATCCCATTT